GACATGAAGTGTGTGTCATCTATGGTGCGAGATATATCTTTAGTAGATGAGGAGATTGACACATGAACTGCTGGCACTGTAAAGACACAGAACTAATCTGGGGCAATGACCATGACATAAACCCTGATGACCATCGTGGTGATGAGTTTAGTATGGTCACGATACTGACTTGCCCTAAGTGTGATAGCATGGTAGAAGTGTTCTACCCTGTGGAATGGTAAAGGAGATTGACAATGACTAAAGATAACAAACTATGGATACAGCTAACACCTACAGAAGCCAATGCTTTGATGGTGTTACTGGATGGCGAGATGGAAAGTCGCTTTAGATATGAAGGACTTGACCTAAAGGAATGGGAAACCCTTGACTTAGAAGCCAACAAAATATGGGCTTATCATAAGTACAAGACATGGTACATGGAGAATTGTAATGAGTAATCGTGGAGCATACGAAGTGCTTGTCCGTATATGGACTGACAGAAAAGTAGTTGTACTAGCTGATGGGTTTGATGACGCTGAAGCGAAGGCAATCAAAGAGGTGACTGCTCTTGTAGGTGGTTATGACCCTGAAGTATTGTGGGCAATGGAAGTGGAGAACAAAGATGAATAGTAATGAAATCAAGGGGATACAGTTATCCCAAGCAGTCAAGTGGCAAGGACAAGACATCTTTGAGGTAGCGTCTGCTGCCTTTGAGGATGCCAACTACCACAGTTTCAACGAGGTATTTACCGCAGCATGGAATGAGTTCCAGAAGGAGTTACAAGATGGTTAAGAAAAAAGAGAAGACACAATGGGAAATCAACCAAGAGCAGGCTGCTGCCACATGGAAAAGCATGACACCTAAACAGCAACAGGCTGTACTGGAAATGCTACAGGCTTTCGTACCTATCAGACAATCGGTGTCTGAGTTCTGTGACATCAGCTACGAAGACTTACGCAACATGGATCAGGCATGGTACACGTTAAGGCGGTTACTTGTTGATGACAGTGTAGAAGTAAAATACTGGAACTATTAAAGTTGACATTTGCTAGAATATAATATATAACAGGGTATCAATTAACGATAGGAGAATAATTATGCTAGAATATATTCCAGAACACCTCGACTTTAATGTTGAGTTTGAGCCGACTAAGGTTGCTGACAAGAAGTATGTCATAAACGGCAACACAGGTGACTACATTGGTATTGTAGGCAATGGGTTTACCTGTGCATCACATGGTGACTTCTTCCGCAATGTCATGGACACTACGACTGAAACATTGTCTGACTATGACATGGAAGGCGCACAGATTAACTGGCGCAGCGCACACAAAGATGGTTGGGCTATGATGGACATGACTTTGCCCAACGTGACTGCCAAGATTGCCACTGACAAGCACGAGACTACCTTAATGAAGCGTATCATTGCGCTGCATGGTGTCAACGGCACTTGTTCTAACACCACTATCTTTGGTGCTATCGACTTCTTTTGTCTCAATGGACAGATCACAGGCGATCACAACAAAGTTATGCGTAAGAACACCAGCAACTTTAGCCTAGACAGGTTCATCACTGAACTGCACAAGTCACAACAAGACTTCACTGCACAGGCAGAACAGATGCAACGCTGGGCTAACACAAGCCTGATGCACGTTGATGTTAAGGCTATGCTTGAAGGCATTATGAAGTCTGACCGTAAGTCAGAGAAGATGTATGGCTTATACAATCAAGAGGTAGCCACGCGAGGACGCAATCTGTGGGCATTGTACTCTGCCTTCACTAACTATGCTACCTATGCAGATGAACGTAACGGCTTTGCCCTGCGTAACACTGGCAGCGATACACAGTCTAAGTCTCTGTTCATGCGTGAGATTGAGGTGGCTAACTGGGTAAATACACCACAGTTTCAGTCAGTAGCGGCATGAAGGTAAGGGCTATGGCAAAAAAGGGGGGAGAGTATAAAACTCTCTTCTCTGATGATGCAAGAACACCTCGTAACTACAGGATTTCTGTGTGGAAGCCTAGTAAAAAGAAAACGAAGAGGGTAAAAAAATGAAAAAACCAGAAGAGTTTAGAGATGCTAAAGAAACATCTACAAAAATTCGTTTGTCTGATGAGGCAAAAAAACAAATAGAGTTTTGTCTGTATGATTGGATGGCAGAAATGCACATGCTAGGAAAGAAACATGGTGAAATAATAGATTACTGTATATATGTAAACTACGAAATAGATGAAGAGGAGTTAGACACATGATTGATGAACCTGAATGGAATGGCCCACAAACTTTATGGCAATGCTTTTGGTTTGGTCGTAAGGGCAGTTGGTTTTATGGTAGACACGAAAGAAATGAATACTTAGAAGAATACGTATCTAGTTTTCATTGCGATAAAGATTGGGCATGGTCTTTGCTACATTTATTTTGGCGTATAGAGGATTTCTTCTGTCAAATACAGAGTATGAGAAGAGGGGAACCTTTATATAAAGGAGATTGGGAAGAGACATGGACAGTACGTGAATACGTGTATGTAGTTCTTATCCGTAATCCACTGAATGATCTTTTAGATTTTGTAAAATATAGAGTTCTACGAATGACTTACCATGACCCTCACATTGTTTGTTATAGTTATCCTAACTGTGATGAAGCACCTAGTGGGTGCGTAGTAGAAAATGGTAATGATGCTGAACCTTATGGACATAGAGATTGAAAATGAAACTTAAACAGGTAGCTAAAGAATACTATTCTTCCCATGATTACAAGAACTTGCGGGATGAAACTAAAGCACATTATCAATACTGCTTGACCAATGCATTGGCTACCTCTGTTGAGGGGATAGTCATTGGCGAGGTGGATTGCACTGATCTGTCCACCAAGCAAGCTAAGTTAGCCTATGATCTGTGGTGTGATCGTGGTATCTCAACTGCGAATCACATCATGGCAGCAGTAAGAATGGTGCTAAACTATGCTGTAAGAATGGAACACTGCAACATCAATCCTTTCGCTACGGTGCGTAGGAGAGCCACCAAGCCGCGTAAGGTGGTATGGTCGAAGGGGGATGTCAAGAAACTGCTAGACGCTGCGTACAGTGATTTTAGCACTCGTAACATAGGTTTGATTGCTCACATGGCATACGAATGGTGTCAGCGAGTAGGTGACATGAGACTGCTAACGTGGGATATGTTAAATTTTGAGACTAAACGTGTCGTGATACAACAGTCCAAGCGTGATGCGCAAGTAGAGTTGCCCATTGGTGATGATTTATTGGATATGCTTATACAACAAGAGCAAGACTTTGGGTTTCAACCATATGTTGCACCAAGACCAACAGCATACAGAGGTGTATATGAGCCATACTCAATGTATAAACTGCCCCTTCATGCTCGTAAGTTAATGGATGAGGCGGGTCTGTCAAAAGATTTACGTCTGTCTGATCTAAGGCGCACAGGTGTGACAGAAATGGTGGATGCCGATGTGGGAATAGGACAAATTATGTCGGTTACAGGACATGCTAACCCACAATCAGTAAAGCCATACCTAAAAAATACATACACTAGTGCAAATAATGCCTTGACAGCACGTAAGAAGTCGTGATATAAGCATTCAACTGCCGCAAAGGAAAGTGATATTACATGAATAATATATATAACATAGTAAGTGATTTAGGTCTTAGTAATGGTGAGACTAAAAGAATGAACTGTCCTAACTGTAAGGGATATAAAACATTTACAGCTACCAATAATATGGGTAGTCTTGTATGGAATTGTTACAAAGTATCTTGTGGCGTATCAGGTAGCACACGTGTGCATCTGTCTGTGGAAGATATAAAGGCTGGCTTTGCTGGCAGTAAGGAGTTTGCAATGGATATTTTTGAATTACCTACATACATTGTACACAATCGTAATAACTTAGCTATGCATAGATGGTGTTCTACTTGGGACATTGATGCAGACAAATTAGGTTTGTTGTATGACGTAAAGGAAAGCCGTGTAGTGTTTCCTGTCATGCACGATGGAAAGATTGTAGATGCCACAGGTAGATCATTATCTAAACACAGACTACCTAAATGGAAAAGATATGGAAAAAGTGGCTTGCCTTATACCGCTGGGTGTGGTAAAGTCGCAGTTGTTGTTGAGGACTGTGTGAGTGCAGCCGTTGTTGGTTACGGTAACTTTGTCGGGGTTGCGCTTCTTGGCACATCATTGCAGGAATCGCATAAAAGGTATCTTGCACAGTTCTCAACAGCAGTCATAGCATTAGACCCCGATGCTTTACCTAAGACACTAGCTATGGCAAAAGAATTACGTGGACACGTGAACGATGTTCGTGTACTACGTTTGATAGATGACTTAAAATATCGTAACCCGACAGATATGGAGAATGTAAATGGAATTATCACTGATTAGAAGTTTAATGGACAAAGAGTTCTACGAGGATCATCGTGGCTCTCGCTGCCCTGACAGATTGTTTAGTACTGATGTACGTAAGATCAAGCAATCAATTGACGCAGCTATGGATAGGTATGAGCGTACTGTTACGCCTGATGAGATTGAGGCGTTATTCATGGCTAACAATCCTACGCTCACTACGGCACAGAAGGCTTCGTACAGTAGTCTCTTTGGTCAGATCAAACGTGAACAGCCGATGGGTGGAGACATAGCACAAGAGGTACTATCAAAACTTTTTCAACAAGTTATTGGTGAAGACATTGCTAACTTAGGTTTTGATTATGTAAATGGTGACAAGTCTAGTCTTGAGCCACTACGTCAAATGCTTGAGCAGTATGGTGATGACTTCACACCTAATCTAAATATTGAATGGGATGACATCGAACTAGAAACATTGCTTGCACGTAATGACCTTGAGGCACGGTGGACATTTAATATACCTAGCTTGGTTCGTAAGGTTGAGGGCGTTAACGCTGGTCACTTGATTGAGATTGGTGCGCGGCCTAACACTGGTAAGACATCCTTTCACGCCAGCTTGATTGCATCACCGGGCGGCTTTGCCCATCAGGGTGCTAATTGTATTATCTTATGTAATGAGGAAGGCTATCACCGTGTAGGTGCAAGATACTTGACTGCCGCCACAGGCATGACTATGCAAGAGGTAAAGGCTAATCCAAGTAAGGCACGTGACTTGTACGCACCGGTGAAGGAACGTATCAAGATCAAAGATGCTACAGGACGTGACATGAATTGGGTTGAGAGCGTGTGTAAGGCATACAAGCCTGATATAGTTCTCTTGGACATGGGAGATAAGTTTGCCAAGACTGGCGGCTTCTCTCGCCCAGATGAGGCACTAAAAGCTAATGCGGTTCACGCACGTATGATTGCCAAGCAGCATGACTGTGCAATGTTCTATATGTCGCAGCTATCTGCAGAGGCAGAGGGTAAGGTTATTCTTAATCAGTCTATGATGGAAGGCTCACGTACAGGTAAGGCTGCTGAAGCTGACTTGATGATACTGATTGCAAAGAACCCACCAGTACAAGGACAGGATGAAGAAGATATTGAACGCCATCTCAACGTAGTCAAAAATAAGTTGACAGGTTGGCATGGTAGTGTACACTGCCAATTGGAATATCAAACAGCGAGGTACACAGCATGAAGCTAACATTAGACGTAGAGAATACGGTAACGCATCGTGACGGTAAGATGCATCTTGATCCCTTTGAGCCTACTAACTCATTGACTATGGTTGGTATCCTTACAGATCAAGGACACGAGCAGCACTTTCCCTTTGACCATGCTGATGTACCTAGTCAGGATGACTACCATGAGCGTGTGCAGTGGTATCTTGACCAAGCTACTGTACTGATCTGTCACAACGTGGCATATGATTTGTTATGGCTATGGGAATCTGGCTTTAAGTATGATGGTGCAGTGTTTGATACTATGCTTGCAGAGTATGGATTGCAGCGCGGTGTTAAGGAACCACTATCTCTACAGGCTTGTGCAGAACGCTACGAGTGTGACACAAAGAAGCAGGATACCCTGAAGGAGTATTTCAAGAAGGGCTACAGTACACGAGACATACCATACAACGAGTTGTGTGAGTATCTGTCTGCTGACCTTCACGCTACGCAGCAACTTGCAGATAAGTTGTGGTATCGTCTTAATACACAAGCAGATGCTGGTTTGTTGTCTACTGTTCGGCTGACTAATCGTGTAGCTAAGTGCCTGACTAAGATATATCAGCGTGGCTTTGCAGTTGATCTGTCTAAGCTAGAGGAAGTGCGCGAGGAGTTTGAGCAAGAGAAGCAACAACTTACTACTGACTTACAGGCTCATGTACGTAAGGTAATGGGTGACACACCTATTAACCTCAACAGCCCAGAGCAATTGTCTTGGGTCATATATGGTCGTAAGGTTATTGATAAGAGTGATTGGGCATCTATGGTTGACCCTTACATGCCAGACGATGAGTTCAGACAGATGGTTGCTACACGTACACAAAGACTGTACAGGACTAATGCAGTCCAGTGTTCCACGTGTAACGGTAGTGGTTACATACGTAAGACCAAGAAGAATGGTGATCCATTCGCAAAGCCTAGCAAGTGTCCTACTTGTGATACCGCTGGCTTCTTGTTTAATCCTACTGATGTTCAGGCTGGCTTCAAGTTCAAGCCACCTACAGCTAAGTGGGCTAGTGCCAACGGCTTTACTACAAGCAAGGGAAACCTTGAGTTGCTTGAGGCGGGTGCTAAGTCTAAAGGTATGGATGATGCAGTAGACTTCTTGTATAAGGTACGAAGACTATCTGCTATTGATACCTACCTGTCATCATTTGTTGATGGCATCAAGACGTACACCAAACAAGACGGTATGCTACACGTTAGCCTACTGCAGCATCGTACAGCTACAGGTAGACTGTCAGGTGCTAATCCTAATATGCAGAACATGCCACGTGGCGGCACG